CTAGGTGGAGCCCGCTACGTCAAGCACGCCGCTGCTCCGATCGGCGCCGCTGCCGTAATTCTGGACCGTTTCGTAGATCGTTTGCGCACCCGTGAAAGTCGGATCGACATCCTCCTGCGTGCCATGCTGGCCATGGTCGTTGTCCAGCCGCCAGCTGAACATGCCCCGCACTTGGCTTTGCAGTGCAAACGTGGTCCAGGCGGCGGTGTCCTCGAGCGACGTCTGCACATTGCCGTTTTCGGTGCAGACACCGCCCATCAGAATGGCGCGCCGGACCCCGGCATGGATCCAGACCTGGATATCCGCGGGGGTCCCTTCGGACGAGTAATCCTGGAGCTCGACGGCGTCGACGTGTTGGTTGAATGCCGCCACGGCATTGTCGCCATAGAGGCCGACAGGGCCGTTGCCCGGCCAGGGGACCGAGACAGCGATCCCGAGGCCGGCCTGTTTGAACGCCGGGCCGAGCTGGGACACCAATTCCGGCACGGAGGTCATGCCGTCTTGTTCAGAGTCGATCGCGATTCCGTTCAGGCCTTGCTGCTGCAGGTAGGCGACGATGTTCGCTGTCGACCTGTTGTTGTTCCGGCGATTGTCCAGCACCGTCGCGGAGAGCCCTGTGTCTCCCACGCCCGCGTAGATCAGGACCCCAGGTGCCTGCGTCCGAATTTGCGTCAGGACTTGGCTCGCGAACTGCGCATTGAGGTCTACCGTGTATCCATTTGCGCACGGCACGAATTCGCCGAACGCCAGGTTGTACCGGCTGGCGTAGCCGAGCGGGACCTTCCTTTGCGCCAGGTTATCCAGGCCCGTGCTATTCCATGTGTCGTACCAAGTGGCAATCTCGAAGCTCATGGCGGAACTCCTGTAATGGTGAGGAATGGTGCAACGTCTTGAGCGTTGCGCGGCAATGCCAAACGGCCGGCTCAGCCGGTGCGACAAGCCGATGTTGCTGGTAACGAGCATCTACCAAGCGTTGCCCTGGTGCAAAAAAAGCGTGCGCCGGATCGTTGCCGCGTTTGTCTGGCGGCTGGTCTCGGAACGTACTGATATGCCAGGAACGATGATTGAATCACTAGGATTGGGGCCGTCTCCAAATCTTGCCGGCGCTTTTGGTCCACGAACTCGACGGTGATCGTCTTGTCCGGTGTCGAAACCGGTGTGGACGTTCCATCGAACGCATTCCTCAGATGAGCGTAGGCCTTGACCGAATCGAGAACATGGCACATTTCTCCATTCTGAAGCGCCATGCCGACGAGAACGCAGCCTTGCGAATCGTCAGGCACGTTGCCAACGTGGATCTGGATGTCGGGACGGTTGTGGGAACCCAGTCAAGTTGAATTCGCCAGTGATCGGCCTTGTCGTAGCGAAGCAGGCCGCGGTAGATGCCTGCGGGAATGGATGAGATGAAGGGGTGGTTGTCCGCGCCATTCATGAATTCGGTGGCGGCTTCTATTTAACATAACAATAATCGTTGAGCTGTCGAATGGCTCAACGGCGCGGCTTTGGCGGGAGAGGGCGCAACAAAATTTGTTGCGCTCGCGACCAGTACCAGGAGGAGGGCGGCTGTCGCGTTACTGGCTGCCATCCTCGTCGAAAAAACTTCCCAGAGAGAGTGCTGGCCAGCACGTTCGGCGCGGTCCATGTCGGCCGCCATGATGATCGGCAGCGGGTTCTCCATCTCGAGCAGCTGCGCCAGGCGGAGGCACACTTCGTTGTCCGCCGTGCGGCGGCCGGTGCGGTAGTGGCTGACCGCGCTTTGCACCACACCTAGCATCTCTGCCAGCTTGCTGTCGTTCTTCAGGCCGTGGCGTTCGATCGCCTGATCTAAGTATTTCTCAATTCTCATCTAAGCACCTCTTTGCTTGACGGCATGACGGATGTAATTAATATTACGTCCGTGATGAATTACGCCCGTGATTCTGGCGTAAATATAGCCGGTTAACCCGGGCGAGGGGTAAACGATGCAGCAGAGAGACCATAGGCAGCTGGACCTGATTGGCGACGTGCTTCACCCGCACGGTGCGCAGCTGGCCATCGTGATGGCTGCCGTTCTGCGCGGCGCCTGCTGCCTGCAATCGCGTCCTGCGATGCATCGCATTGACGACCTCCTGAAGAACTCGCGCCAGGCCGATCTGGCGAACTGGTATCGCTGCGAGGGCGCACGCTGATGCGCGTCCGTCCCACCCCCTCTCGTCATCTTGATCCCACAGGCATTGCGTATGGAGTTCATGGGCCGGCGCTCGCACGCGAGAACGGCATGGCGGCCGACCGGGCCGAGCGGAGCGAGGCTGGGCGGCCGACAGGCCGTTCCCCGGGTCCGGTAAAACCCGGGGAAAGTCCAGAACGCAAGGCAGGTGCGATCGTGGACTGGTTCAAGTTCACGTTCCTGCCCGACGGCAGCATCAGCGACGCCCTGGAGCAGCTGCGCAGGTACTTCCAGCTGGTGTTCTCGGTGCCGGTGACGATGAAGCCTGCGGGCAAAGGGTTCCGCCGGTATGAGTTCAGCTACGACCTGCTGGCGTTCATCAACGGCGAGACGATGAAGCTCGGGATCGTTGCCTGCGGCGGCGAGCACGTTGGCGGCACGATCCTGGTGGACTGGCCGGGGCAGGGCTGCACCGCGATTGGCGACTGGCAAGCCGTCTACGCGATGGTGCAGGACCTCGACGCGCGGATCACGCGGTGCGACCTGGCGATGGACTTCTGCCAGGGCGAGGTGAGCATCGCGCAGATGGAAGAGCTGTACTACGCCGGCGACTTCAACGCGGGCGGGCGTATCCCGACGTATCGCAAGATCGAGAGCGGCGTGGCGGGCAGCAAGGGCTGTCGCGGTACGACGTTCGAGATTGGCCGTCGGGCGAACGGCAAGATGCTGCGGGCTTACGAGAAGGGCCGCCAGCTCGGCAATCAGGATAGCGAGTGGGTGCGTCTCGAGATCGAGTTCGGCGCCAAGGATCGCGTGATTCCGCACGAAATCCTTATCAAGCGCGACCAGTACTTCGCTGGTGCGTACAAGGCCCTGGAGGCCTTCATGGCTGCGGATCCGCAGCGCGTTCCTACTGACCAGGTCAAGGCCTTGGAGCTTCAGGACGAGACCATCCGCGAACGCAAGCTCAAGCACATCCAGACGCAGTTCGGCCCTACGGTCGATTACGAGCTGCGCTGCACAGAGGAAGACATCGCTGCGCTGGTTGTCGCGATACGCCGTCAGGGCGTACCGGCTCAGCTGCACAAATCCGCCCTGGCGAGGCACGTGTACGGCACGCACGATCCAGTGCCGAAACCTGAGGAGTGAAACCATGGAAATGATTGCACGCGTGACCATCCGGGGCGCCAAGACGTGGGTTGGCAACATGGATGGCAAGCAGCTGGACACCGGGAAGATCTACACGGATGTGGAGCTGCGTGGCGAAGACTCGAAGGGCACCTGCACGCAGGAGCTGAAGTGCGAGAGCTCTGCGGTTGTGAAGGCGATCATCCACAACCCGTTCCCGTTCATCGCGGAAGTCTCGATGGTCGAGACGAGCAACGGCAAGGATAAGGGCGGTCAGAAGGTCGTTACGAGCATCAAGCCGCTGCAGCGTGCTGAGGCTGAGCCCAAGAAGGCGTGATGTTCCCTGGCTCTGGGAGTTGAACGGCCCGGAGCTTTTCTCAACCTCCATCTCAAGGAGAAAACCATGTTCAAGAGCATCAAGAGCAAGGCGGCTGCTGTTGCCGCGGGTACCGTTGCACTGGCCGGTTCGGCGATGGCTGCGGTGCCGACCGACGTTGCTACCGCCATGTCCGATTCGAAGGCGGACACCGCCACGCTGGCGGGCCTGGCGCTGATCATCGTGATCGGCATTGCGACGTTCAAGTACATGCGTCGGAGCGTGTGATGGCTGCTGACGGCGCGTTGGTGGGCGCACGGTGCTTTGCCGATGTGGGCATGGCCACGGATGCCTATTACAGCGCCGTCGCTCCGTCGCAGACACCTGGGGCAGTCACCTATCTGTCTGAGTTCGTCAAGACCACGGGCGGGTGGGTGCTGCGGCGGTATCAGGTGGGCAGTGATGGGAGCGTCGGCACGTTGACCGATGCGTCGTTGCCGTCGCTGTCGTTTCCGGCATGTGACCCGCAAGAGAGCTTCAAGGATGGCATGACGATGGGGTGGGGCGTCGTTGCCGCGATGGTGGCGGCCTGGGCGCTGGTGGTGATGAAAAAGGGGCTGTGATGCTCGCGATCGATTTCTGGCTCTGGGCCGGATTCCTGCTGCCGGTTCTGCCGGCAGTAATCATTTTCAGGGGGCTGTGATGCGCGTGCTCGTGCTGCTGCTCTGCTGGTGGGCGTCGTCTGCGTGGGCTTCGACCATCCCGTTGATTCCGCCGCCGAACATCGTGTTGACGGGGACTGGGTATGTCACGACTGGTGCTGTGACGCTGTCTGAAGTTGCGACGGCTACCGAGATGCGTGCCGCGGTTGGCGCAGGTGCCGCCACGATCGCCGCAACGATGACGGTGGGCGAAGGCGCTGCTGCCGTTGCGCTGGCCGCGCTTCGTGCGACGCCTGCGATCGCGACCGCGACGTCGTTGGCCTACTTGGCGCAGCTCGGCATCCAGAAGTGCCTGGACGGTACGTGGTGCACATCGAAGCGGTCACCGGCTGCTGGCGACACGGGGTTCAATGGCTGGGGCTGGAATTACGGCTACAACACGTCCGCCACCGGCGGCAATATCGCGAATGGCGTTGCTGCTTCTCCTGGCGCCGCGTGCTCTGCGATGTTGGCGGCAGACGCGTATTTGGCTGGGCAGAAGGCTAAGTTCGCGGGTATGAAAGCTACCGGTAATGGGACGAGCTATGAGTGCCATTACACCAACGATGGCGGCGACAATTTCTATGCGGGCACGAGTCAGGCGTCCAGCTGCGTTGATGGCTATGTCGTGAGTGGCTCGGCATGTGTGCCCGACCCTGCCGGTCCGACGGTGGGCGCAAGCGATGCGGATTGGAACAAAGGTTTGACGTATCCGCTGCCCGCTGCTGTTGCTAGCGATATGGCCGCAGCCAAGGTGCCGATTCCGGTGAAGCTCACGCCGTCCACCACTCCAGTCAACGTCAATCTGAGCGACCCGTACGTTGATCCCGTTACAGGTAAGCGTTACCGCGATGTTGCTACGGTCACGCCAAATTCCGATGGCAAGACAGCCACGTTGACGACCGCTAAGCAGGAGGTGGATGCGAACGGCAATCCGGCGACGGATCCGGCGACTGGTAACGGCAAGGCTCCGGAGCGGCAGGACGACCAGTGCTCGGGCCATGAGACGCGCATGGGTTGTATCGAGCAAGGCGAGATACCGGACGGGCCCGATCTGAAGGAGCAGCAGGTCAACGTCAAGGTCATGCCGGACAGCGGTTGGGGCGCAGATACCGCACCGTGTCCGTCCGATCTGACCGCCTCCATCCACGGCATGCCGATCTCTTGGTCGCTCAAACCGGTCTGTGACGGTGCTGACATGTTTCGACCGGTCATCATCGCGTGCGCATGGTTGGGCGCTGCGCTGATCGTCATCGGCGTAGGCCGTAAAGGGGAGGAGTGATGCCGCTCGCTGGGTTCCTCATGGCCCTCGTTGGGCCACTCGCGCGTCAGCTACTGGTGTCGCTCGGGATCGGTCTGATCACCTATGTCGGGTTGGATGCGGCGGTGAGCGCTGCCCTGGGCGCGGCCAAGAGTAGCCTGGCCGGCATGCCTGCCGTTGCTGCGGCCATCCTGGCGCGGGGCGGTGTCTTCACCGGGCTGTCGATCATCGCCGGCGGCATCACCGCGCGCATCTCCATGATCACTCTGAAGCGGCTGGGCAAGCTGACATGAGCGCAACGCAACCGATCACGCTGATCACGGCCACGCCTGGTGGCGGGAAGACCGCGTTGGCGGTCCAGATGATGAAGGCAGCCGTCGACCAGGGGCGTCCGCTCTTCGTCATGGGCATCCCGGAGCTGAAGCTGCCGTATATCCCGACGCCGGCGGTTTCGGACTGGACGGAGCTGCGCGAAGACCCTGAAAACCCAGGGATGATGCTGCCGTACTTCACCTTCCCGCCGAACTCGCTGATCGTGTTGGATGAGGCGCAGCGGGTGTTTCGCGTCCGCACGGCCGGGTCCAAGGTGCCTGACCACGTGGCGGCGTTTGAGACGGTGCGGCATACCGGCGTGACGTTTGTTCTGATCACGCAGAACCCGACGTTCTTGGACAGTCATATCCGCAAGCTGGTGGGGCAGCATGTCCACCTGCGGGACGCTGGCTTGCTCGGACGCTGGTACTACGAATGGCCGGAGTGCGCGAACCCGGAGACGTTCAACACCGCGCCGATCAAGAAGAAGTGGAGCCTGCCGAAGTCCAGTTTCGGCCTGTACAAGTCCTCCAGTCTGCACATCAAGCGCAAGTACACCGTACCGCCGGTGCTGATGCTGTTCATCGCCTGCGTGTTGATCGCGGCGTTCTTGGCGTACCGGGTCTATTACCGTACCGGCCAGTTGACGACGGCGACTCCGGCTAAGCCTGTTGCGGCCGAGCAGGGCAGGGGCGGTGTGGCTTCAGCTCTAGCGGTAGCGGTCAAGGCGGGTCCGTCCGCCGCGGCGACGGACGGGGCGGAGATCCTCGCGGCGTTCGTCCCTGCTGTCTCTGGCCGGCCTGAGACGGCGCCGGCCTATGCGCAGTTGCGCCAGATTCGCTCGATGCCGACGGTGATCGGCGGTGCCTGCACGTCGACCAGGTGCACGTGCTACACGGCTCAAGGCACGGATGCCGGCCTCGATGACATGCAGTGTCGGGAGTGGATCAGGAGGCCGCCGTTTGACCCCTACCGCGAGCCACAAGCGGCGCAGGAGCCAATTTCGGCGCAGCTGACCCCTGCGACCGCCCAGTCAGAAAAAACGGCTCCAAAGCCCGCTGAGGGCGTCTAGCGCCGGGGCTGCTCGCGAAATTTCCGTTACGAACTAAATTGTAACGATAATTGAATTGCCGTTACCAGTAACGTAAAATGGAATCATCAAATCGGGAGCCGAATATGCGTGACGTAACGGATAATGTGACGGTCGATCTGCCGGGGATGGAGCAAAGGCGTGGCCGCGGTCGTCCGCGTAAGGCGCACGCTATGACCAACGCGGAGCGTCAAGCCGCATATCGAGCTCGCCGTAAGGCTCAGCAGCCTGTTGAGGCTAAATCCGTTACTAAGCGTATGACCGTAACGGAAATGCTTTCCGACGTGGATGCTTACGATGAATGCCGCCTGGAGGTCGAGAAGTTTCGCGCTGATCTGGTGAGCATGCGTCGCCAGGTGGAGCTGGCGGAGGCTGAACGCAATAAGGCGTTTGCTGAGAATAGGCGGCTGAGGGAAGAGATCAGCGATGCCGCCAAATCCGTTACGCTGAGTAACGGAAATCTTGCGGAGATTGAGGCGTTGCGCCGGCAGCTTATGACGTGCGAGGACGGGCGTCAGGAAGCGTTGCGTTATGTTGGCGTCTTGGAAGAGAAGGTTGCGATGTTTGAGTCGCAGCAAAAATCCGTTACGCCGAGTAACGGAAATCCCGTTTCGTTCGACGCAATGCTGGACTTGCTCGCGTTGGCTGCGAAGGCGAATACGTTCGAACAGCGCCAGAAGGTGCGGGAGTCCGAGTTGTGGCGCGCTTCGTTTGTCCGTTCTGTGGCCGTGAGTGAGGCGCAGATGCAAGCGGCTGGCGAGGCAATTTATGGTGATCGCAAAGTCGTTACGCGCAAGGCGTAACGCGAAACGTCTAAAATGATCCGGTTATTGGAGGGAGCGCGTTATGGGAACGAGCTACGAAGTGGACGTGGTGGCGTGGGCCAGTGAGCAGGCGGCGCTGTTGCGGGCCGGCAAGCTTTCAGACATCGACATTCGGCACATCGCGGAGGAGATTGAGGACGTGGGCAAGAGCGAACAGCGGGAGTTGGCAAGCCGCATGGCGGTACTGCTGGCGCATTTGCTCAAGTGGCAATATCAGCCGGGCCGCCGGGGTTCGAGCTGGCAGCGCACGATCAAGGAACAGCGTCGCGCAATTCTGGCGCGGTTGCATCGGACGCCCAGCCTGCAGCCGATGTTGGCTGATCCGGATTGGAAGGAAGAGATCTGGGCGGATGCGGTCTCGGCGGCTGTGGACGAGACTGGCCTGGACGTGTTCCCCGAGCAGTGGCCGTGGATACCCGAGCAGGTGCTGTCGCCGGAGTTCTACCCGGAGTAA